ATAGGCACGACGCTTAGACTCGAGACTGCTGTTCATAGGATCGCCTTAGCCTGGTCAAGTGTACGAACTCTGGTTCCTCAGTAGCAATACCCTGGGCGACATAGCGGATCGCTGGGAACTCTATTGCGTCACCTGCTACAGGAGCGTCCTTGTGTGGAATGACAATCCTCGTGACGTATAGTGTGCCTGAGGCTGTAGGTTCTCCAGAACCAATACCCCAACCATCAGCGTTGATCATCATCGTGGGTGTGGTGTTGGATTGACAGAAGATACTCACCTGACCGAACTTGATGGTCATGTAGTCGCTGACCTCATCCAAGAAGCCGGCATGGATGATGGTGTTTGATAATTGGAGTGGGACATCGGTAATGATCACATAGTCTCGTCCCTGGAGAGTATCGGTCGGAACCATCGCAGGACCAGAAGGTGTGTACGGTCCATCTCGCTGAGTAAATTGGTTGGAGAAGAAGGCTGTCAGACCATCTTTTGTCCATCCTGCCATATCGATCTGTGATTGAAAGATGAATCCATCTGGACCAGATAAGGTAATGGCCTCATATGGTGATGCTCCAGATACTCCCCAGAGACTTTCTCCCCGGATCAGCGTGACAGGTGGTATGTATTCCACAATATTGAACGGTTTATCTTCCATGAGATCACTTCGCTAGTTTCCGAGCCGCCGCAGCAGCACGCTTGAAGCCGTCCTTCTTCCACTTGCCACCCTTGGTCTTGTATCGGCTGGCCACCTTCTTGAATGCAGCAGAGTATCGTTTATTGTACGCAGATGGGGCTCTTTTTTTCTTAGGTTCATACGCACGCCGGGCCGTTTTTCGGACTTCGCCTTTCTTGGTACTGTCAGTATGTAGGGCTTCGCCGCATCTCGGACAGTAGCGAGGCATAGAATCACGACTCGGCTGTACTCTGGATCGCAATTGCCATCCAGTCCTTGGAAGAGAGTTTCACGACTCTGCAACGAATCCTAGCAGTGATGTAGACTTCACTGGTACTGATTGCTGCGCCATCTACTCCGGCTGTCAAGTAGAGCGAATCATTGACGACCATGAATGCTTCACTCAAAGCGCCAGGTCCGAAGTTATCGGGATACAAGTCATTCATATGGGAAGCGATGTTGTTGGCGATATCAATCTGCAAGGCACCAGAAGCAACCAGCGACTGATTATCTGCTCGAACAAATAGTGTCCCGGGGTTTAGATCAGTGAGTTGGAAGCCTAGTGAACCATTGGCAGCAAGCATTCTAGCAACGTCAGATGAGTAAGTGCTGCCGGTTTGAGTGATGAAGTCCACAGAATCAATGGCGATCGCCTGTCCCGTTGGAACATTGACGTACGCTGAGAGGTCTACGGTCCCGGTTACCCGGTTTCCATCAGCAGCAGCAGCCGCCAGAGTCACGGTTTCAGTCAGATAAAAAGTTCCAGTCTTAGCAGTTGCCATAGAAACGCCACACTGAGCCAGTGTAATAAATACACCGGTATCTTCGCCCGCCGCAGGCGTCACTCGTCTAATCACACTCCCCCAAATGCCACGGGTGGATAGTACCCGGTGCTGCTGCGCACGGCACCTCGCCACCGTATGCTTACTCACAGGGGGCTGCCGACTCTATGAAACTGCCTGTAGATGCTCACGCCAATCATATGATATTATAGGTGACTACCATGTCGGAGGGGTGAGAAACATGGGAAAGAAAGCAGCAAGTTGGACAATTGATGAGCATATCCTGACGTGGATCAGTCAGAAACTAGGTTCTAAGAGTGAATATGTGAACAGAGTACTACAGCAGCGCATGGATGCTGAGCAGAAGATGAATGTGAATAGGCCGAGGGTATGTGGAGAATGTATGTCGACCAGGTTCATTGGATCTAAGTGCGCACATTGTGGGGTGGAAGTATGAAAACTACAGAGTTGTATTCCATTACCATCGGTGCGCAGTGTGATTGTGGAGATAGAACCACTCCTCCTCATGTATTAGGGGACCCAATAGAGATTGACCCTGAGTGGAATGAAGGCGCACAAGTCTATGCTTGGCATTGTCCCGAATGTGATAGGTCATTTGCCATAGAGTTTGTCAAGATAGACGCCATCATACAGATTACAGAGGATGTGGACGAATGAGTGAACATACGTCTAATTGTTATCGAGTAGGGAACTGGATTGCCTGCATCTGGGTATGTTACGACTGTGGTGAGATGTTTGACAGTGAAATATGCAATAGTTTCACAGGTCAATGTTATGAGTGTTATCCTCGGAAGGTGAAAGAATGAAAGGTCGCTGTAGTTGCTGCTGGCGTCAACGTGATGTTCAACCGATGATCATCAAGCGTAAGTACCACACGCGTGTAATAGTCAGTGGTCAAATCTGTAGATCATGCTGGGATGGAAACGGCAATTCATATCCGACGGTCTACTTTCCTTAGTAGAACAACCAATCAAGAAACAACATTCCCAACATCGTCGGCGGAGACAGTCTGAGAATCCCTTGAATCATGAGAACATCTCCAGCGACGAAAGCAAGAGCTCTATCTTTCATCGTCAAGTCTGACCAGGGGTTCAATGATGCCGTCATCATTGCAGCACCCGCACCATAGTCGGCCAGTCCTCTCATTCCACTGGTCACCATTGCTCCTCCTGGTAAAGTGTGTTGCGCTGTCCATGAATATTGAGAGTCGTGGTACATGGCGATTCTATCCAGATCGTTCTTTGGTTCCACGCCAGCCTTCCTCTTCAGAGCATAGGGCGTACCAGGGCCTAGATATTCATATTCTCCGAAGAACCCCCAGTCATGCGTTGGTAATGAGACTGGAGCAGTTGCGACGCCCTGGAGGAAAGTAGGTTGTGCCAGGAGATAGGCACGACGCTTAGACTCGAGACTGCTGTTCATAGGATCGCCTTAGCCTGGTCAAGTGTACGAACTCTGGTTCCTCAGTAGCAATACCCTGGGCGACATAGCGGATCGCTGGGAACTCTATTGC